GAAGCGACCGGGGCCGGCACTGCGTCAAGCGTGGGCGTCGTGCCGCCCGCTTCCAACATCCTGACGCGCGACTGAAGGCCGGCAATCTGCCCGGGCAATGCCTCGTTCATGCGCGCTGCAGGATCACGCTGGAGCCGCTTGGTGCGGCCGTCTGCACGACGACTGCAGGCGTTTCTGGGCGCAGGAAGCGTGGCGATGCGGCCAGCGCGGTTGCGGCCACGTTGGCGTCGATCTCGGAGTTGACCATCTCGACGCTCGCGTTGTAGGCGTCGAACAGTCGCGTCAGTGCGTCAGCAACTTCCCGCGTAAACACACCGCGCGCATCGACCGCCGGACGTGCTGCGTTGAACCGGATCAGGAAGCTTGGGATAGACATCAGTGATCGTGAACCTCAACGTCCAGCACCAGCTCGCCCCACGTCGCAACAATGTCGCTGGTTGTCGTGATGCGAGCGGTGAACTGACGGAACCCGCCGAGCGGTCCCCAGATCAGCCGCTTCTCGTAGTCGCCCGTGCTGCCGTAGCTGCGAATCTGCGGGTCGCCCCACGTCTTGCCGCGATCCTTGCTCACTTCGAGTTCGATCTGCGGCGTCTGATCCAGCGCGGCCGTGCCGACGCTGGCCAGCAGTTCGGCGCGCAACACCGACATGCGCCGGCCTGACACGTCGAGCGTGCCGGTCACGCGGCGGCGGCGGATGACCTCGCCCTCGTCGGTGTTCAGATCGCGCGTCAGTTCGACAATCTGGCCGCTGCGCTTCTGGCCGAGCAGCTTTCCGTAGCAGCGCACGACCGACACGATGTCGTAGTCGGCAATGTCCCACGTGGAACGTCGGTGCCATTCGTTCACGGCCGCGTCGTAGACCCACGTGGCCTGCCCCGGCACGGTGAGCACGTAGAACGCGTGGCCCTTCTCCGCATAGGTGTAGGCATAGGCCGTGGACACGTCCCCGTAGGACGCCAGCGCCTCATCGATGGCCGTCGTGCTGACCCGCTCGGGCTGCAGTCCCGCAGCGCGATACACGGCAGGCCCGTGAATCTTGTCGGTGCCGAGCCAATAAATTGTGTTGTCAAGCTTCTTCAGCGTCTTGCCCGACGCGCAGCCCTTCTCGACGTAGCCGCCCGACGAGCGCGAGAACGGCGTGGTGCCGTCGTTGAACCAGACTTCCATGCTGTCGGTGCCGGCCAGCCACACCTCGCGGTGATCGACCAGCAGGCCGACGAGATTGTCTGGCGAGCCTTCCGCGCTGGCGAAGTCCAGCCCCGCCCAGTCGGTCGCATCGTCCAGTGCAGACCACGCAAAGGTCTGCGAGTCCTCGGCGACGGCCAGGATGTACGCGTCGAGGAAGTCCACGGCGACCGGATTGACCGGCGCATCCGCATCGCTGACCAGCGATACGGCGCTCGTCGTGATGGCGTACAAGCCCGTCCCCGGCGCTGCTGCGATCTGCGCGCCGTTGTCTGCCATCGGGCACAGGCCAACGCCCGGAATGGTGCCGAGTTCCAGCGCGCCGCCCGTGCTGTTGACGCTGTAGGCGCTCGTGCCCGCAATGGCGTATAGAACGCCATCCATGACGTGCAGGCCGCGACCCTGCCCACTGAGCGAGCAGAGCGTCTGCGTGCCCGGAATGGACCGCAGAACAGGCTTTGCTGCCGTTCCTGCAGTCTCCGGGTAGACGTTCTCGTTCTGCTGGAACGAAACGAAGTCGAGCGCGTAGTCCGGCCCCGCCATCGGGACGGCCTGACGCTGCCGCCTAATAGTCCGCGACATCTTCCGCGCTCACATACGGCCGGTTGGCCATGTACCGCAGGCGTCGCTCTGCAATCTCCATCGTGCCTGGCGCAAGCTGCACACCGTAGGCTTCTGCGATGTCTGCAACCAGCGCATCCTGCAGTGCTGCAGTGCGCGCGACGGGAATTGCGCCCGCCGTGTCCCAATCGGTTGCGTTGTCCTCCTCAAGGCGCTCCAGCAGCGCCGTGAGCTTGCGCTGCACGTAGGTCGTGTCCGACGCATCCGCCGTGGCGTTCGGGCCGATGTGGCCGACAGCGCGGAGCGCGTCCTCGACCAGTTGCGTCTGCGTGATGGTGCTCATCGCATCCCCTGCTCACGGTGGAACCGCTGGTCCCACGCATCCGCTTCTTCTGGCGACCCAAACGACGGCCAGTCGAGGCGCGCCTCGATTGCGCGATGTACCGCCTTGCGCGGGTCACCGCTCAGGTCTTGCCCGTCCCAAATGCTCGGGACGATCACGAACTTCCCGCGATTGCGCCAATCTGGAACGATCATGGTCTTGATTGTGGAAATCGATCCGTCGTCATTGATCACGGCCTTCCCACTGCGCAGGTTGGCGTTGTGATGAGTGAGCAACGCGTTGTCTGCTCTGGAAACCAGCAGGGGGGGCGCGATGAACCTGTCCGGATACGCGTTCCCCGACAGTTCCTGTTGGGTCGGCTTTGGCCTCATCGGCCGCATCACCGCATCAAACAGCGCGTTTGGCATCATGCCCTCCAGTCAGGACAACGGGGGCTAACGCCCCCGTGTCCGTCACCTGCTTACGGCTGCAGGTATTCACCGTAGACGACCACCGTCAGCGTTCCCGTGCCGCCCGCGTTTGCAGCCGCCGTCACCGTGACGATGATGTCGGTCGCGCTCGTGGGGGTCCACGGGATCGAGGTCGGCACGAACGGCACGCGGATGCTCGCAGCCGTCGAGAAGCCCGTGATCACGTCGCCGGTCAGCACGCCGCCGTTCAGGAACTGCGTCGTCGCGCCCACGATGCCCACATCGAGATCGAGCGTCTCGGTGCCGGTGTCGATGTCGTCGGCGATCAGCCAGCCGTCCCAGACCTTGAAGCCGGCGGGAACCTGGAGCATGTAGATGATGTCGCTCGTGGAACGCGCGACAGCGATCTCGTAGGTTCCGCCGATGATGTTCCCGCTGGCCTTCTGGACGCGCGGAACGCCCAGAAGATCGGTGCGGTAGAAGTCAGAGTAGGTCGTTGCCATCTCAGCGCACCCCGCTCACGAACACGGAAACCATCCCGTGCTGCTTGTTGTTGAAGAAGAGCTTGTTGACCAGCTCCTTCTTCTCGATGGCAACACCCGGGCGGAACCCGTAGTCGTCGGTGTTGTCGGTCGTGAAGTCGGGGCGCTGGCCGATTGCCCACGCCAGCGCTTGCGCGCCGCACAGGAAGGCCGGTTCGGCAGCCGTGGACGAGTTGCCACCCGTTGCGAACAGGGACGCCGCGTTGGCGCTGAAGCGCCGCGTGATCTCGGGCACCTCGCGGATCAGCACGTTGTCCCACATCAGGTCGCCGCCACGGAACAGCGGGTTGTTGATGTTGCGCTCGCGCGCATCGCGGTTCGCCTGCAGCATCACGCTGTTGTTGCGCAGGTGATACATCGCCGTCGAGCCGACCAGCATGACGAAGTACTCGTCGTCCTCGCCGACCTGAACCGGACGGATGAACGGGTCAGCCGTCTGCGCGATGTTCTTCGCGAGGTCGATCATGTCCGGCGACAGCTTGTCGTTGGTCGAGTCCACGTTGGCCAGCGCGGTCGCGAACGTCGCGTTGTAGTTCGACGTGACGGCACCATACAGCACGCGGTCGCTGTTGTTCGCGTTCCACGTGTTGCGGATGCCGGCCGTCGCGCTGTCGATGGCCGAGTAGGTCGTGCCGTTGTAGACCGCGCAGAACGCGTCGAGGTACTGGTTGCGGAGGTCTTCCAGCGCCCAGTTCTTCAGCAGCGGCTTGGCGGCCATCATCATGTCGAACTCGGACTTCTCGCGTTCCTCCTTGTCGAGGCGCACGCCGTGGCGGCGGTAGGTCGTCGCCATGTCCCAGTTGTAGTTGCCGATGGCCTCCTCGTTGCCGGTCAGCCGCTGGCTGCCGGTGACGCCCGAACCCTTGAGCCTGGTGACGAGGGGGATCGAGATGACCTTCTCGGAGCCTTCCTTGACCTGGATGATGTTGTTGGGGTTCGTTCCCGCGAACTTGCTCATCCGGTTGTCGCGGACGTACTCCACGAAGAAGTCGCGCATGAAGCG